AATGTAGCCCCCCCCCTTACTCAGAGGGCTTTTCTACTTTTGGTTTACGTTGACGTGGAGATTTTACAACAGGAACTTCACGAGAGTCAAGGATTTCTCTTGCTTTCCTTTCTGCAATATCTTCAATTAATTCTACAAGATCAAATTCTTCTTGATCCTCAGATTCCACCCCACATTTTCCACAAGTGCAAGATTCATCAAGAAATTTATAGTAATTCTCCATCCGCTCTTCAAGCTCTTTAGCACCGAACCAGAATTCTTTACCATCATTACATTGTTGAATTTCTTCTGGTGTTAGTAGACCTGAATATGTAGTTGTAATTTCTTCCTCCATCTGCCGGAGACCAAACTCTGTTTGAGACTTAATATCGGGATTTTTACCAATACTGCCCCACCAGCTACAGTGAGCCATAAACTGGATGTGTTCTCCCCACCCATGAGCATGACACGCCAAGAAAATTCCAGTAGCAGCGCTCATACAATCATATTCAATGAATCCTTTAACTTGCCCTTGGCATTCACGGATGGCATTTACAATCATTCGTTCCGAGGCAATATATCCACCTCTAGAATTAATTCTAATTACCACCTCATCTTGAGTACCACATGAGCGGAGAGTATTACAGAGTTCTACATATTCCTCTGGTTCTACGATTGGACCAGTAATATAGTAGGTGTATTGTACCCCACGAACCTCTTGAATAAACATTTTAGGTTGTGAGATGATTGGGATAATTTTAGACTCTTCTGTCATATTATTTCTTCTCCTTAACTGCTTTTAGGGCTGCTTTTGCAGCTTCCAGTGATTGTTCGGCTTTTGTTACAGCTTCTTGAGCTTTCCTTTCTTCTTCAGAAGGAACATACACTTCTTGCAAAACTGTTGTGTGTTGAATCCCTGTGTACCATTTGTTTGGACAAGTTGTATACTCTTGAATCTGAAAATGCCTATTCTTTCCTGCAAAATTAAGCACAATGATTCCAGATTCATACATGAGTGAAAACTCTTCATTTGTATGTTCGATAGTTAGTCTCATTTATTACCAATTCCCTTCTTGTTCAAAAATGTTTGCTAGGTGTCCTGAGATACCACTACGGCAGTTATCTTTTGGAGTGAATTTAACAATCTCAGCGTCTGGATGTGGATGAAGACGAAGAGCTTGTTCAAGCGTCATAAGACCATTCTGGCTACCAAGAGCACTTTGTTTAGTGTCGCCAGCACAGATTAGTTGACAACCTTCTTCTGATCGAGTAACAAGAGCTTTGATTTGTGCTGCTGTAGCATTCTGTAGCTCATCTGCAAGAATGATAGTCTTAGATGAGAAAGACAATCCTTGGATTTTTTCTATAGGAACAATTTGAATTCCAGAAGCTTCTTGAAACAACCCGTCGGTAATTTCCATTCTGAAATTGTTTTTAAGAATACCATAACCAAGATATTTCTTAAATTTCATCATCATGCTCATGCAAAATGGCAGAAGCTTTAGAGTATCATTACCAGTAACTGCCCCATAGTCATTACCAAGTGATTGGTGTGGACGACAGATAACAATATTATCAATTACACCTTCAAGCCAAAGCTTGCTTGCCCACCAACACATAAGCTCAGATTTACCAGTGCCCGCACTGCCTGAAAGTACAATCAGTTGTTTTTCACCAAATGCTTTTAGAGCCTTCTTTTGTGCATCATTCTTTGCAACCAGCGGAAGAACCTTTGCCGCGCGTTGTTCTTCAAACTTTTCCTTAATAACCCGACCAACTTCTTCTTTTTTACTCCAACGTTCATCTACAACTTGCTTTGCAGATCGTTTCATTCAGTGTACTCCTTTTCCTCAGCAATTACAAAATACTCACCAGTTGCAACATCTCGTCCCATTACACAAGTAACTTTCACCCCATCTTCCTCAGCTTCTCCAACAAAGATTGTCAGAGTTTTACCGTGAATTTCTTGCCAATCAAAGATTAGAAGATCATCAACCATTAAACATTCTCCTGAGTTACTGGAAGAGTTGTATATACTTTCTCAGATACATAACCATCTTTACTGATTTTAAACTTAATTGCTGGAACGCTACCTTCACCCCAATTCTGCCCATAACCTCCATTACTGTCAACAACACTAATTTCTAGTCCATAGTCTTGCATAATATCTTTCTGATAAATTAGAAAGGATTCTAGAAGAGCTTCTTGTGATTTTGTCTCTAACCAAGCTGAAATAGCTTGAATAGAATCATTGATTTTAAGAAGTTCTTGTTGGATAACACTATCTTGATAATCATCTAATTGTTGTGCCTCAGATGCTAGAAGCAAGGATGCATTAAATATTGCTGTGTTTTGTGCTTTTGTATTTTGGTATTGTTCAAATGTGCTCATTGTTTCTCCTTATTTAAAATTGTAATGTTGTATTTCTTCCACTCATCGGGAATAATGTGAATATTCATTTCATGGTCAACAATCAGGAGTTGACAACAATACACGTCACCACACCCATGTCCTCCACATGCATTAGCTTTATCACGAACACAGTGTGCTTTCCCTAGAATTTCTTCATATTTGATAAATTGACCATTTACTTTCTCTTTTTCTCCATTTTCAAAAATAAAACTTCCTGTTCCATAAGAATCTTCAAAATAAGCTTTCAATTTGGCCTCCCTGTTGTTGGAATTGTAATCAAATCTAGCATATCATTAATCTGCCTAGTCATGGCATACATAGAACCAAGCATAGCATTATCATATCTCACTAACACTTCATCTGCAAGAAGCTTTGCTGCTCTGTCTGCATCTTCTCGTGAAATTCTAGCATCCATCTCCTTTTGCCATTGAACTTCAAGGGCTGTCCAATCAAGCTGACTTAGCATTTCAGAGATTTCATAATGCTCTTGATAGAGCTTCATAATTGTTTCTTTAAGAATTGTCATACTGCCTTCTCCTTGAAATGCTTCTTAAAAAGCTTATTGCTAATCCAAACTTCTTTACCAACATCATCAACCACAAGTTTTGACCTGAAACTCTTACCAATCACAGAATATTCTTTTCCTTTTGTAATGTTGTAAAGAAGATGTGCACTTGGAAATCCAACCTCTGGAACTCTCCACATGTAAATAACAGTATCAACCATTATGTACTCCAAGAAGTAGTGTTTTCTGATCTTGCCATGTATCAAGTTGCCAAGTGGCCCCATACTGATAGGTTTCACCACCCCAATCATATGTAGGATCAAAATCTACAACTGATGCTGTACCACCTTGTTCATAAATCCCACAACCAGTATTTGAATGTTTTACAATTTGAACTGTAGCATCTTGATCTTGTGTTTTCAAGAATTCTATAAATTCACTCACTTTCATCTATTTCTTCCTCCAAAGCTTCAATTACACCATCAGGAACTCTATAACCAATCTCAATAAGATGCTTCACCAAATCTACACACTCTTGTGCCGTATCTAGAGAAAAGCTCTTTCCATCGTATGGTAGTCCAATGTCTACACGAGTGCAAATGTCTATAGCGTCATCTTGTGCTTTCATGCTTTCTGAAAGCTTTCTAACTTCTTCCTCGTTGATATTGTAATAATCTGGTTCATACAACGGAGGAAGTTCTTCAACAATCTTCCTTGAAGCTACATTAACGGAATAGCCATCATAAGATTCATAAATATACAAATCAGATTTAAAATTATCACTTGACCATCTACAAAACGACATATCAATCTCCTAAAAACAAATCATAATATTCTGGTTTAACAAAAGTAACAATGTCACTTTGCACTTTAATTTCCTTCTTTTTCTTTGAATACTGGAGCTTAACTACTTTAACAATCTTTGCATATTGAGCCTTATTATACTCATAGATATTGATAGTGTCAAATGGTGGATTGAAATATTTCTGATGCCATTCTGTGTAGAATCCATTGTGCAGCTTTACTGCCGTATTGAATGAGAGAATTTTACAATGTTTATTTCCACCCCACAAGCTGAAATAGCTTTCATCTCCTTCTTGGAAGGACCATTCACGACCATACCCAAGAGCTTCCATAAAATTGTCTAGTGATTCTAGTTGAATATCTTTAGTGCTTTTGATTTCCATTTTAGCCTCCTTTGTTTAAGCTTGTACCTATCTTACCACATAAATTTCCCTTGTCTACTACTTTTCAAAAATATTTTTCACTGAAAGCTTGACACCATTTTTATTCGTGATATTCTATACATATCGCTTGAGAAATCAAGCCATTCACAAGCAAGATAGAGTCTAACCGAGAGGAAATTTTCTGTCAAGCTTTGGATCGATCATAGTGTTTTGGGTAAACCGTTTCCGCTATGATTTAAAGAACCTAGAAAAGCATAGAGGTTCAACTGTGGGATTTTGAGGCTATAACAGTGTGCTGACATCGTGCAAGATGGAAATAGCCAAGTAGAATGATTGCATAGTAGATTCTACCAATACACTTGACAGGATCAAGTGTCTAGCATAGTCTAGCTACATTATGACGACTCAACAGAATGATTTGTCAGTGGATTGCATTATCTGATAGCATGTCGAGGCAAGGGGAAGCTCTTGTATGGCAAGCTATGGGATTCTTCAATCTACTAATTCTGATCTAACAGAATGATTATATACTGATATTAAGATAAGGAGATAAAGTGAAGTTTAGTGAATACTTGGAAAAGAGAGGATCAAAGAACATCTCAATGATTGAACATGAGCTTCTTGGAATCCCAAAAGAAAAAGGTTATGTTAAAAAGTATGCAGAACAGGAGATTTCAGAAGAACAGCTACAACAACTGAGTGAGCATGTTCAGAAGAATCCAAACCTCAAAGGGCAGATTGTTGGAAAAGTCATTACTATGACAAAATCCTATCAGGTCGAGAATGATAAACAGTATTTGTACTTTATGGTTAATGAAATTGGAAGAACTAAAATCGGAATCAGCTTTGATCCATTGAAAAGAGCAAGAAATCTAACCACCAGTTCTGGTATGATGGTTAAATGTATTTGTGCATGGAAAATTGAAAGTTCTGTAGCAAGAGATGTTGAGCAGAATATTTTGAAGAAATACAAAAAGCATAAAACTTTTGGAGAATGGTTTCTTGAGGGTGCTGTTGATCTTTACAAGATCGAAGATTACATGAAAAATAATTCAGTAGAGCACACTGAGATTCATAGAGATTTAGAAGCTAAGAATGATTACGAATTTTATGATACCCTAGAATTTATCAACCTGAAGTATCAAACGGATAAAGCTTATTTGTTTACATGTGATGGGTATGATATTTGGATTCCTCGCGCTTTTGTATTTAGAATTGAAGAGGGATGTAAAGTTAAAATCACTAAAAATAAGCTTTCTGGGTTTACAAAACTGCCACATTAGGCTGATTGTAACTTCTTCCCAGTTCAGAACTCATTAGGATATACTAAGTAAGATAGGAGATAGGAGATGTGTATAATAGTAAATAAGTATAAAGAAGAATATGATGTTTACATAGGTAGAGGTTCAGTATGGGGTAATCCCTATGCCATGGAAGACAAGAGCGATGAAGAAAGAGATAGAGTAATCAAAGCATACAAGAGCTATCTGTGGGATCAGATTAAGAGAGATAAGATAACAACCAAGATGCTCTTAGAGCTTGATGGCAAGAAGCTTGGTTGTTTCTGTAAACCTAAAGCTTGTCATGGAGATATTATTGTTCTAGCTGTCAACTGGGCTAAGGAGAGGATAAATGATTAAGAGAATGAAAGATTGGGTGTATGCTGTGAAGGTGTGTAGGAAGTATGGAATCCAATGGGAATGGCTTACTACTAGCTCTGGTTGTTATTGGTTTGGGTGCGATAAGATTGAGGTAAATCCTTTTGTATCTGAATTCTTAAGTACGTTCATGCATGAAGTAGGTCATCATGTGGATCACAAGAAAAAGAACTACCACACCTACTTTCAAACAGCAGGACTCAGGTTTACACCGAATGAAAGATGTATTTATAAATCTCTTGATGCCGAAGGCTCTGCAAGCAGATTTGCTGTTAAATCTAAGAAAGCAAACAAAGAATATCTCTTAAAGATGTTCAACACTTACTCTTCAGAAGTCTTCAGGAGGATGGATAAAGAAATTGTTGTAAATGAGTTTAGTAATATTGTGGATTGTGTTTATAGGAATATCAGGAGGATTGAGAAATGAATATCGAAATTGAACATAGCCCTTATAGAGCTAGTCTGTTATGGATGAATAAAGAAAAAATTTATGTCTTTGGTGATAATATGGCTAGGTTTGGCACTCTTGGTCAAGCAGTCATTAGAGACGAACACAATGCATTTGGAGTTGCAACGAAACGATATCCGGGGAGAAAAGAAGAACATTATTTCGCAGATAGAGATGATGAGTTTGAATGTGTTATTAGAGATTTGAGGCTTCTTTATATGCTTTCTAAAAATCATACTATTGTGTTCCCTGTAAATGGCATTGGAACAGGGCTTGCTCAAATGCACAAAAGAAGTCCCTATCTTTGGAGTAAAATGAATCAGATTCTCAAAGATCATTTTGGTTATATTAATGGAGTTAGTGTATGAACTATCTTAAGGGAACACTGAACAGCAAGAGTGTTTATGGGCAAAGCTATTTTGGCGGACAGGATTACAGACGTTTTAATAAATATACAAAGATTCGAGATTTGTTTCAAGACAATCCTAAAGCCCGTACATGGTTTGCCAACAAGTTTTGGAAGTATTCTCAACGTAGTTCTGTTTATTTTGTTCCATTTTATGCAAACTATAAAGCTTGTGTTGGGCAGAGAGCCTACAACAAAGATCGTAAAAAGAAATCAATTCATCTGTTTCCTTGGAGAAAATAAGTGAAACGTAAGTTCTACGATGATCCACCGGAACCTGAAGACACTAATCTATACAGCTATTGGGCTGATCCAAAGCATTATTGGAATGAGATAAACTACATAGCCAAGAAAGAAGGGAAGAATGTTAATGCATTTCAAATTGATGATATGACATTCGGAGAGCCTGTGTTGTTTGTTGATGGGAAGTATTGGGGGTATTTAGATCATTATTTCTATCTTGAACTTGAGCATGGTATTTCATGTTGGGAAGATGACGAATATTGGGATAGATATGAAAATTATAAAAATAATTCTTGACAAATAAGAAAAGTATGATATTGTCTTTATATATGTTTAATAATAACAGAGACAACTATGGAACATTTAGATTTTTGCTCCGATTGTGGAGACTTGTATGACGATAATGGAGAGTGTTTTTCTTGCTCTCCTAAATATCAAAAACATGAACGTAAAGTATATAGATTTGAATATGCATTTGAGAGTTTAACTGAAAGAAGCTCTAAATTCAAGAAAGTTTACCCTATTAAAGACTAAGGGTATTGACAAATTTAATAAAGATGTTATAATGTAACCGTAACAAGAGAATTTGTAATCTGGGAAGAACGTAAATAAAGAACGGATTACTCGTAGGATAATTCCTTAGTAATTAGAGCTAAGCAATTCCTACTCGTGTCTATCCCTCCTATAGACATGTATAAGCTTGAAGGTTTTCTTTCATTTTCCCTTCAAGCTTTCAAAGCCTAATGCCTCTCCTCGTTAGGCTTTATTTTAATATTCTTTCGTTAGAGAGAATATCAATATAAATTTTAAGAGAATGCATTATGACAGCAGAACAAGAAAAACCTAAGAAAGCTATTGGTCGTCCGGTAGGTTCTAAAGGTATTAAGAAAAGTAAGCTTCGTAAAACAGAAGCAAAACTTCTAGCTCTCCAAGACAAAGCTCTTGAGAACATTGCTAAGAGTGTAAATGGTCAGAATGTTGACAAAGAAATTCTTACTTCTTCTAAATGGACAATCAACACTCTTGTCACGGTTAGTCGTTCAGCAATTGCAGAAGAAAAAGATTTTGTTGATCTTAAAGCTGATTTAAATGATGGTGTAGAGCAAGAGCAGGAAGAAGAGGAAATAAAACCTCGCTTTTCACTCACCGTTCTTCCAACAAAGAAAGATTTAGAATAAAAGAATTTGGTTGAGGCTGAGTTGAACTGCGCTCATTAAATACCAAGGGTTATGGTAGCCAAACCAATTGAAGCCAGAGAATAGAAGTATTCTCGAAAGGTTGGGCACGACTTACGGCAAGTAGAGGTGTAGCATTTGACTATCTTCTCTGTCGCCAACACAGCTTCATCCTAACTAAGCTACGGCTTGGTATCTTCATTTTGCCTAGATGAAGTAGTCCTAAGATGTACAGCGCCTACAGAACCAACCTGTAGTATGGAGCTGGCGGTGATAGGGAATAGTGTGATTGCAGCTTATGCATCGTTTCCGAGATAGGGCCGAAATCCTATTTTCGTACTGGTGGTGAGAGGAACAGAATCTTCGTGTTCCTACGTTCTATAGCAGGAAGGGTGGCTATAGTTCACAATTTTCTTTGGGTGTTCTAACGGCAAGATGCGGGCCTCCAAAACCTTGCGATGAGGGTTCGAATCCTTCCCCATTGGCCAAATATGCAGAATTAGCTCAGTTGGTAGAGCGCTTCCCTTCCAAGGAAGAGGCGAATAGTTTACAACGGTTCGAATCCGTTATTCTGCTCCAATTTGCAAATGACTAGTAGCACAGTTGGTAGTTGCATCTGACTGTTAATCAGAATGTCCTTGGTTCGAGCCCAAGCTAGTCAGCGTTTTACGCCCTTAAAGCATTGGCGGTGATGCACTTGCCTTGTAAGCATGAGAATACTGTTCGACTCAGTATTAGGGCACCAAATACAATCCCCATAAAAGAATAATAATTTATAACACACCAAAAGGGGAAAATCATGGCTAGTTTGCCTGATATTATACTAAGCGGAAGTGCTTATGTTAGCGTAAACCTATCAACAGGTTTAGTTACTGGAACTCCGCTTGTCATTCAGAATAAAGGGACCGATACTGTAAGAGTTATCATTAGCCCAACACAACCATTAGCTACAGATAAAAGAGGATGGATGTTACAACCCGGTAAGTCTGTTCTTGTTGAAAACGAAAGCGAAGAAGTTTGGGCAAGATCAGTTGATGCTAATCAACATTGTCCTATTTCTGCTCAACGATATAACTAAGGGGATATTCTATGTCAGTTTCAGAATATCCTTCAGCAAGAGGTTTACGTCTTGGTCCTGAAACAAATCTGTTTACAGGCGTAGATGAAGCTTCAGCACTAGCTTCAAGAGACAGCTATTTCACAACAAATCCTGCAAAGCTTGCAATCTATGATGCAAACCCCGATCTTCTAATTCGTGTTGTTTATCCGGGAGATGATGGAGCTATTACAAGATTCCAAGGAAGACTTGGTGGACAATGGGTTGATTATAATTCTGTTGTTCAAGGTCCACCCGGTGAAGTTGCAGCTCTTGATGGTGTTCCCATCAGGGAGATTCCTTACAAAACGGTAGCAGGAACTTTTGCTGGCTCCAATATGCGTGTTCTTGATGATGGAAGAGTGTTAGCCCCTCCCGGCTTTACAGTTGAATCAGGATCAGTTACTTTTGGTGAAGCAATCACTCTTTCTGAAATCTCAGGATTTTTAGGAATTAGCAACCATCTCAATGATAGAGAATACACTGTTGTAGACTTCTACACTCCAGACGATAACCCCTCATCCCCTCCTAGCATTTTTCATCTTATTGAGCCTGCATTTGAAGCAATAGCTCAAGGTGTAGATGATACAAATCTACCAGATAATCCGCTTGTATTTAATTATACAGTTCAAAACACTGCTCGTAGTCGTTCTTTGAAATTTAGAACATACGGTGCAATGACTAATGTCCGTATGAAAATCACTCTAGTCAGTAATGGAGTTGCATTAAAGCACATTCCAAGCCAAAAGGTTTGGGAAGAGGGAACTGGTGGGCTAAGTTGGATCGTTGGTGATAATACTTATGATTTTGGAGATACATCTTTAAATCTTCAATCTGGTCAAGTGATTAAGTTTGAAATTCGTGCTGATGTTGTTGCATTGAAAGGAAATACCTCTGGTGTTCCGTATTTCACTGCCATGATTCAACGTGGAGAGTTTAGGGACATTATCTCAGATGCTGTTTATACAGCAGCAGATGTTAGAGATAAACTTTCCAGTCTTACAGGCGTAGATAAACTTTCTGGTTATTCTTTAAAAGAGGTTGTTACCAAAGTTAATGGATATGTTGGAGATGTTATTCTGACTTATTCTGATGTTGGTGCAGCTCCTGTAGTCCATACACATACCATTGCAAATGTTACAGGCCTTCAAGCAGCATTAGATGGAAAAGTAGGTGTTGGTGATCCAATCTCTTATAGTGTCCTTACTGGAACTCCAACTATCCCGGCAGCTCAGATTCAATCTGACTGGACACAAGTAAACTCAGGTTCTGTAGATTTCATTAAAAACAAGCCATCTACATTTACTCCTTCTGCACACACCCATCCAATCTCAGATGTTGTTGGATTGCAAACTGCTCTTGATAGTAAGTTTAATTCTCCTTCTGGAACAACTTTACAATATATTCGTGGTGATGGATCATTAGCAACATTCCCAACTGGTATTAGTAGCTTCACTAATGATGCAGGATATCTTACTGGAATTACCAGTGGACAGATTACAGCAGCATTAGGTTATACTCCATATAATGCTACAAATCCTAACAACTATATTACTCAAGTTCAGGCTCGTGCTGCTATCAGTATGACAAACACCGGAACATCTGGTGCTGCAACATATAACAGTTCAACTGGTGTAATTAATGTGCCTCTGTATCCGGCAGGTTCTGTAACTAGTATTACAGCAGGAACTGGCCTTTCTGGCGGTACAATCACAACTTCAGGCACTATTTCAATGCCTAACGTTGGTACAGCAGGGACATATAGTGGTGTAACAACAGATGCTCAAGGAAGGGTGACAGCAGGAACTACTAGAAGCTGGACAAGTCCTGCTAGAAGCTTAAATACAGCATTTCAAATTACTCCATCAAGAGATGTATTTGTTTCTTATGCTGTAGATATTTCTTGCTCTGCTGCACTTCTTGCAGGTCAAGCAGGTACTGTTGTTCTGGAATACGCCGACAACGTAGGAATGTCAACTAACGTAGTTACCGTGCAACAGGCAACTGGAAGTGCCGGTGGTGTTTTAAACCTTGCAACAACTTCAACTGCTACGTTATCTGGTTTTATTCCGACTGGTAAATATGTTCGTCTCAGGACAGTAAACGTAACTGGTAGCCCAACATTCACATATCGTACAGCCCATGAAGTTCTCTTATAAATAATAAGATAGTTCATCAAAGGCATTCTTTCGAGTGCCTTTTCTTAAATTATTTTCTAATAAGTATTGACTTTAAAAATTTATAGTGTAATATGTATATTCAATTGAAGAATTAACAAAACAGAATATACAAGGAAAACAAATGGCAATTCAAACAATTAATGTAACTGGCGCTGATCCTATTTCTTTTATCAATCGTGTAATTGAACTAGCAGCACAAGGTGCAAAACTAAAAGATAAAACTTTCCCACGTCTTCAGGGTCGTCCATTTGCTCTTCAGATGGAAATTCAAGTTGAAGGCAGTGAAGAAATTGCTAAAGCTCCCGGTGTAAATCCTCTTCCTGTTCCTCTCTCAGATAAAACATACACTAAAGAAGAATTAGAGGCGATGGATTGGGATCAATTTAAGAAAGTGTGCAAATCAAAAGATATTGGTGGGCGTGATCGTAATTTGATGCTGACCAAATACCTACAGGCTACACAACAAGCAGAATAAAAGTTTTCACGTAGATGAACGGGATTGCAAGCCCTTCACATTGCTTACTCAATGTGATAGTCTACACCTTTAAACCTAGTAAGAGGTGAGTATGAAAGAAGAAAAATATGGTGTAGGTAAGAAATTTAATAGGCTTACCATTGTAGAAAAGCTCCCACAACAGGGAAGTAATGGATATAGGCTGTGCATTTGCGATTGTGGAAACCCTGAACCGATTAAAGTTTCAATTTCCAATCTTGGAAGAAATCATACTACATCTTGCGGTTGTGCATTCTTAGAAGCCGTTACAACACATGGTATGACAAACTCAAGAGAGTATCGTGCTCGTTATGATATGCTGAACAGAGTTTACGATGAAAGACATCCCGGATATTGTGATTATGGTGCAAAAGGAATCATTGTCTGTGAAAGGTGGTTAGAATCTTTTGAGAATTTCTTTGAAGACATGGGCAATTGTCCAGAAGGTTATTCTCTCGATCGTATAAATCCCCAAGGAAATTATGAACCTGCAAATTGTCGATGGGCTACTTTAAATGTTCAAGCGTATAACAAAGGGCTCAAATCTACGAATACATCAGGTCGTACTGGTGTTTATAAAGATAGTCGCTCTGGTCGTTGGACTGCTCAAATTGGATATATGGGTAAGGTAATTCCTTTAGGTGGCTCTTACGATTTTGATGAGGCTGTCAAGTTACGAGAAGCAGCAGAACTAAAGTATTATGGATGGAATAAACCTTGACTGAAACAATCATTGGTCCTCAGAGTAAATTTCAAGAGGATTATTTGAACAGCTCCGCCCGTATTTTAGTAGCAGGCGGAGCTGCTGGAAGTTCGAAAAGCCATGTAGGCTTAATGAGACATTTACGGTGGATGGATGACCCACTATATCGTGGCTTTTGTATTCGTAAAAACTCTACAGCTATCATGAAATCAGGTGGTCTTTTTGATGCTGCTGTTCATCTGTACTCTCAAGTAGATGATATTAAGATTAAACTAAAAGATCAGAAAATCGTTTTCTCATCTGGGGCTTCAGTTTCTTTTTCTCACTACGAGAATGATAAAGCTGGTCAATTGTACCATGGTCTAGAGCTATCTAATGTTTTTTATGACGAGTGTACCCATGCTTCAGAATCCCATCTATGGTGGCTAATCTCTCGTCTACGCACTAAAGCAAACCTAGACCCATCTTTGTGGGTTTCATGTAACCCTGATCCAGATTCTTTCCTGTTTGATTGGGTTAAATGGTGGTTATATCCCGAAGGGCATGAAAAATACGGAATGCCCGATCCCGCGAAAAACGGAGTAGTCAGGTGGATTCTCCGAAGAGAGGGTGTCATTTTCTGGGGAGACTCTAGAGAAGAGATGATTATCAAATATGGTAATCCTAATCTACCAATTGATCATCCAAAACAAGTAAGACCATTAAGCTTCCAAGTGATTCTTGGTACTATCTATGATAACCCTTGGCTAATCGAGAATCAGCCAGAATATCTAGCTTCCCTTGAAGCTATGCCGGACGTTGAACGTAGAAGACTTCTTCTTGGTGACTGGACTGCTCGTGAAGAAGCTTCTACTCATTTCATGAGAAGTTGGGTAACAGAAGATGTCGTTGAACCTCCCGCATCAGAGATTGAGAAGACTGTAAGGACTTATGATTTTGCTGGTACATTAAAGTCCGATTCAAATCCCTCCCCTGACTACTTCGCTGCTGCTAAAGTTTCTAGACTAAAAAATGGAAATTATTTTGTTCATGATATTCAAAGAACAAGAATACGTTTTGGAGATTGGAAGGAGTTTATTCTAAACAATGCTTGGAAAGATGGTGCAAAGGTAGACATCGTACTCCCTATTGACCCCAACCCAGCAGCAAAAGCAGCTACACAAATTTTAGCAAGAGAGATATCTGAACAAGGGTTTATGGTTAGAACAGTGAAAAGTAGTTCCAGTAAGCTTGATAGATTCAGACCATTCTCATCTCTAGCCATGAATGGTTCTGTTGTTTTCCTTAAAAACTGCGGAACAGATTTTGAAAATAAAATAATCAATGATTTAGGTTTTGTTTATAAAGAACTTGAATCATTTACGGGACTAAGAAAATCTGGTGAATCAGGACACGATGATATTTGTGACTGTCTATCAGATGCAATTTCTATTCTTGCCCAAAAAATTACAATTCCTAATTTCTTGTCAGGATTGCAAAATGTAGACCTATCAAGATCAAACCCATTTAACCGTTAAGGAGCCTGCATGGCTGAAGATACAGAAACGCAAGCCCTTAGTATGGGTCAAGAGGATATTCCCTCCCTAAAATTCGGTGAGACTGGTTATAATGCCCTAATGGTGGCTGGTGGTCAAGTCTTTGAAGAATGCCAATGGGAGTTGAGGTGGCCTTACGCCATTAACACTTTCAAGAAAATGTCCAAAGATGGTGTTATTGCTCCTGCACTGAACCTTGTAGAACTAATGATAGCCCGTGTTCCATGGTGTGTCAAGATTCCTGAAGGATACGAAGAAGAGCTTGAATCTAAGGCTAATTTCCTTCGTCAGAATATGGACGATATGGAACATTCTTGGAACTCTTTCATAAAGCAAGTTGTAAGTTTCAATCGTTATGGATTTGCTGTCCATGAGAAAGTTTATCGGCAACGTCTCAAGGATAAAGGAAGTAAATACAAC